GAAGGACTGTGTCTTCACCAGCAGATCCTCGTAGCTCTGCCTCCAGAACCTCGGCTCAAGGTCGGAAATCTTCAGCCCGTCAAGCGTGTTGGTGTCGGAGCAGATCTTCAGCACGACCTTCAGGAAGTCCGTTTCGGACTCTTTCCACATGTCCTGCGTTTCCATCATCCGAGCCTCGGCATGCCACCATCCGTTCTTCATGATGACAGCGCCGTTGTTGGAGGAGTCACCGGAGGAAGCATCCCCCTGGCTCGGCATGCCGACAATCTGAAGGATCGTTTGGTACATGTCGTTCACGAGCGTCTGCGTCTGCGACTGGTCGAGCTGCTCGTTCAGGTAGTAGAGCTTGTGCCCGTTACCGCCTGCGTTGGTTGTCGCAGGAAGCTTGATCGCTCCGAGATCCTTTAGTTCAAGGAAGTCCTCCCTGCTGATATCGACACCGTCAAAGACCATCAGAGCCTGAATGAACTGCTCGATCCCGTCCAGGCGGTTGCTCTGTGTCAGGTTGATCGCGTCCAGCAGGGGGACAACCGGCTCGAATGCTCCCATGTAGTTCGGATTGCAGGGATACTCAATCAGCGTGACCATACCGAAGTTGTGCTTCTCACGGTCCCTGATCTCAAACCCATTCTGTCCGTTGCCGATGGTGTATTTCACGTTCGGCGCGTAAACCGTGTACTCCGGATCCGTGGAGCCTTCTCCCTTGTACACGTAGGTCACGCCCATCAGCACACGCTTTGTTACGTCATTCCGGCGGACAACAAAGGTGTTCTCCACCTCCGGGACGTAAATCTCAAACGGCGCTTCGTCGAGGAACTCCTCTCCCTTGCGGCCACTGTCGTGAATCACAAGCCTGTACCCGACTCCGCAGGTAAACATCTGATACGCAAGGCGCAGATCCTTTGTCTGCTTTCCTTCCGCAAGCATCATGCTGTTTACAGTCGCAACCTTGCCAGGTACGGAATCAGAATCGTCCGCTTCCTTCCCGTCCTGCGTCTCCCGCAGTCCGCTTCCACGGCTCACGTACATGATCGGTTCTCCCGCAAAAGCGGAAGCCTTGAAGGTCACAATCTGATTCGCAATGTTCACAACGATCCGGTTGTTGATCTCCGCATGATACTGCTTCTGCCTTGCGAGAATCGGCTGAATGCCACGGACATAGCTCTTCAGGAAGATCTCTTCCCGCCGGTTGAGTTCGTGAATCGGCAGTGCTTTCATCAGCACCTCCACCACGTTCTCATCCGTGATCTCATTCACTGCGGAAAGGATCTGCCTCCGGCCCGTAAGGTGCTTCGCAAGTTCAAGCCCTTCCACGGACGTAACTGTCGTAACATCGTGATATTCAAGACTCAAACCGCTCACCTCCAATCCTTTGGCATCGAGTAAAAAAAGAAGACGCTGAAAAACGATTTCTCGCAATTCAGCGTCTGCATGGACACCACCCGTGTGCGTATGATCCAGATCCGCCCTCACAGTTCTGAAAAATCGCAGTAGTGTCCCTGTACTTGGATTATACACATCATCTTGTGTATTGTCAAACGTTTTGTAATAACTTTATTGCATTTCGTAATAACTTCACGCTTTTTTAAAACGGCCTTGCGAACACAACAGCCTGTCCCTGGGCAAAGCTCTGCACATAGTCTGCCAACATAGCGATACTATCCGGTGCGTCATCGTGCTTCGCCTTTCCGTTCATTGTCCAGGAGCACATGTTATTCAGGAATGCCCGGTATTCCTTGTCCTTAATCACGCTCGGATCCTTAAACAAAAAATGTTCCTTCACAAACGGGCTTGCCATAATTATCTTCGTCTCTTTTTGCTGCGTTGTGTACTTTGTCGTGATTTTTGTCCGTCCGCCCTGCTTCCGGATCATCTCCTGCACAGTCTGCGCCACACGGCCGCCGGCGCTGTTCGACTCAAACCTTCCCATGTGAACCTTATGCGCCACGCACTTCTGTGCCAGTCTTGGCTCGATCACTTCCGGATTGCTGTTGTCAAACACCGCGTCCTCGATGTAGTAATCCTGCCCATACTGATAAGCAATCGGCATGGCACAGTAGTCCGTTCCGCGATCCTTTGTGTCGCACACGCACAAGATCGCATCCGGCTCCCTGTCCGGAAGCTCAAAGTACCTTCTCAGCTCGTCTGGATGGTAAAGCAGTCCTTCCCGCTCAATCGGCTGATTCATGTAAAGTGCCCGCCACGAGGCATCGTCCATCACGTCCCGCTGTTCATGGTAAAAAGCCGTTGTGAACCCAAGGCCGTACATGTAATCAAAGTTACTCTCGTCGTTCTCATTAAGCGCAGGAACCGTAATAAACTCCGCCCTGTCGGATCCTTCGTACTGCCTCTCCAGCCTCCCGATCACGTCGTTCACGCTCCACCTGGTGGCGATGTGCAGCTCCTTGCAGTGGTCGCCAATCTTCCGTTGCCGAAGGTCTGTCGTATACGTATCCCAAAGCTTGTCCAACCTATCCTTACTCAATGCAATCTCCAATCCGCTGATCAGGTCGTCGCAGTACAACAGCCGTCCAGCCCGGTACAAACCGGCGTTCCCTGAACCGATAGATGTGAACTCCAACGTCTCAAAACGCTTCCGCTTCCCAAGGTCAATCCGGTAATCCTTGGCGTTCGTGTTCGATACCTTTCCATCCGGAAACACGTCATTCCACAGGTACTCACCGTTCCTTTCAAAGATCCGCAGACACTCATCGTACACGCCGCGCACAAACGCGTTGCTGTGGCTTCCTGTCAGGTTCGGCTCATCCGGCCATCTTCCGGCAACCCATGTCAGCAGGAAAATCGCCAGCGTACTCTTCCCAACGCCAGGAGGCAGACTGATGCCGAGAATGTCCAATCCGTCATCCATCAGCTTCTGAAGGCTCCGAACCACCCGAAGAAGCTGTTTCCGCCTTGGCAGATAAAACCGCTTCCTCGGATCCCTTCCGCGCTCAATGTACTGGCAGTAAGCGTCAAAGTCCACAGGAGCATCAATCAGCAGGCTCTTGTAGTACAGGTCGTTCAGGATCTCCGCATCCCGGTTTGTTCCTGCCCTGCGTACAGCAGCACCGATTCCCTTCCGAAGTTGGCTGTTCTCCCCGTGCAGATCCTGCCCGTTTCGTATCTCGTCATTCAGAATCGACACCGCGTCCCGATACACCGCAGGATCATCCGGACTCCGCTCTATGTACTTCTGTATCTTTTCCCATTCTGTCATATCGCAATATACACCTCGTCCCCGTCCAGTTTCTCTCCGTCCTTCCGGTTCCGTCCAATGTCCCGTCCTTTCTTCAGTACAGGATGTACCGGAAACATCACCTTGTTCTCAGGATCCACCGACACAACCTCCAGGTTCTCCGCACCATACGCACGAATCCATGTAATCAGCTCCATGCCCGTCATGACTTCCACTCCTCCTCGAAATAAAATAAGCGGGAACAAGCCTCTCAGCTCATTCCCGCAATCATGCGTCTTTCTCAGTTTATTTCTTCCTGTCCGGTCCGCCCTTTGCCCAGTAATCTGTAGCATTGTTGTACGCCCTGTCCTGCTCACGTCCGAGCGCTGCGCCCCACAGGAGCAGGAGCGATACAACAGCAACCACTGCGATCACTCCCCATTCGCCCTTCTCAATCGCCGGTGGAAGCACCGCAATGCAGATCACCGCTACAATGATTCCCGTAACCACTCCGTTTCCTCCTTCCAAAAGCGCTTCCGCAGGATGTGTTCCCACAAAACCGCACTATCCTTCTTACTGACCGGCCAATCACAGTTATACGGATATTCAATTCCAAGCTCCGCAAGCCACTCAGCAAGCTCCTTCACGTCAACCTTCATGCATAACCGCCTTTTTACATTTTTTCGGAATTTTCAGAATCGTCCGTGCCACGGGGGTCATCTTCACTTTCCGGTCCATCAATCATCGCCTTCAGGATTCCTTCCTCCAGCTCAACCGATGCCATCTTGCACACACGCCTCAGGATCTCAATAACCATCAGTGCGTCCATGTTCGTCAGCAGATCCATCTTCGCAATGTTCGTGAACGACTCTATCAGTGCGTCCCTGCGCTCTGCATTGATGACCTCGTTCATTATGCGTCCTCCCCGATCTTCTTCACAAGACGGTTCAGCATCGCAAAGGTCTTCCCGTACCGGCTCTTCTTCGCCTCAGCCAGAGATGTGTATTCTTCCGTAATCTCCGCAGGATCCGTCCCGTCCTCAGCCATGTAATGATAAACACTCTGCTTTGCCACCACATATTCCTCCGTATCGTAGGACTGGTAGCACACAAACACCTGCTCCTCGCCCTCGAGCAGTACCGCCTCCGCAATCAGCGCAAAGCTCCCGGGGCATGCCATAACACTCGTTGCCTTAATCGTATTCAGAACTGCCATACCTTATTCCTCCTTAATCCAATCCATGCTGTAATATTTTGTTTCTTCTTCCGTCAGCTTCCTGTCGTAGGATGCCGTCCCCCAATAATGACAGCCATAGTACATGAATTCCTCAAAACTGACTTCCTTCAGTCCGTCCTTCGGCACACATCCAATGTCCGGCGGCCTCATCCTGGTTCCGTACACGTACATCCTGTCACTCTCCTGCAATCGCTTCATGCTGACCTTTTACCCAGTCTCCGTCTTTGTACCGGTAGTATCCCTTGTAGAACATCTCGTTGTTCCAGATGCTTTGGACCGTGCTGATCACAAACAGCTTTCCTGCCCTGGTCCTATAGCCTTCCGTGTTCAGTGCGTCCATGGTGCTGACCATCGTCTTTCCACGATGCTTGCAGTCAAGAACGAACCGCACAACCTCCGCTTCCTTCGGATTGATTACGAGCTTTCCGTCCTTTACCTTGTACCCCATCGGCGCTCTTCCGCCAATGTATGCGCCCTTTGCAGCCTTGTCAATCCGTCCGTTGTTCGTCTTCACAGGCTTGTTCTGAACGTCAATCCTGCACATCGTGTCAATCAGCTCGTCCATAATCTTCAGGTATAGATGGTACCCCGGAAAGCTTTCCGAGTCGCTGGCCGCAATCAGATCACTGTGCCTCCGCTTCAGAACGGCTTTGTACGCATAGAACTCAAACACGTTCATGCCTTTCACCGCTTCCGCAGAAACAACAACGGCATCTACCTTCCGACCATTCAGCCAGTCGCCGTACGCCACATCCCCGATCCCTGCAAACCCGTCATCGAGCCATTCCGAGATCAGGATGTCATTGGCATCGCACCACTCCTGCATCTGCTTCTTCAGCCGGTTCGCATCGGACTTCCGCTTAACCGATCCGAGATATCCTGCTGCTCTCTTCATCCACGCAACACCTCCTTTCGTTCTGTGGTTTACGTGAATATAGTAAACGTAATACGATAACTTGTCAAGAGTATTTATGAATATTTTTTTTATTCGGACTCATTTCCGAACAAACGGTCTTCAATTTTGCGGACTTCGCACTCGTAAGGCAGTTCGAGTGCGTCAAAGGCCTCCTCTCCGTGAATCAGCAGTTTCGCATAAGCCTTGTCTCCGTATACGCACTGCTCGTAGATCACCCATAACAAAGCTTTTTCAAGTTTCTCATTCATAGCGGATAAAGTCCTTTCCATAAATCTGATTACAATCGTCAAATACCTTCTTCATGCCAAGGCCTTCTTTGCTCGGAACCCAAATTTTCTTTGGATTCCAGTTTTTCCATTTCCCATCATACTTCGGAGCTGACGGATCGTAGTCCGGATTGTCAACCCACTGCCCACCACCTATACAGTATTCATATTGTTTCGGGTGAGTCTTTGCAAGTTGTTGAAATCTCGTTTCACCCTTTTCCATATGTGCTCCAAATCCACAGAAGATGCACCCCGTCCTGTTGCATCCCGTACACTTCAACGAGCATTCCATTCCAGGCAATGGTTCATAGAAAGTGCCGTCACTGTCACAGGCAAGCACTTCGCCATAAACAGATGCAATTTCAATGTTGTTCTGCCGTATATACTGAAGAACGTCCTGCTCCGTCCAAAATGACATTGGCTGACTTGTCTTCACGGTTGCGTCGAAAGCATTACACCCATTCTTCATCCATGCTCTTTCGCGCATCCTGCTTTCTTCCGTCAGTGTTCCAAGGATCGGATACTCTTTTGTCCTCTTCTCATAGTCATGCATCGTTTTTTTCTTCATCACATCACAGCATTTATGACTAATACGAAATTCCGTCTCCTCTGCAAGCGGAAGATATCTTTTCTTACAAAACCAGCTTTCCTGTCCAAATCCGTCCGTTCCAAGTAACGCCTTTCTTCTCCAATCTTTATACTCTCCGCTTCCCTTAACGTCTTTTTCAGCCTTTATTGTACTGCCATTCTTAATTCCCCTTGCGTACTGAATGACATTCGCAACCTCCTTGCTGATCAACGGATATCCGTATGTGCTGATAACCTCAGAAAAGTTCATGTGAGGCCTGATAAATTCTGCTCCCATCTTCCGTGCGAACGCCTGAATCTCAGGAAATTCCAGCCCTGTATTAGCAAACACTAATGGTACATTCGGATACATGCTGTGAACAATGTGCGCCAACACAGTAGAGTCTTTCCCACCGCTGTAGGATACATAAACATTCCCTTGCCAGTGGTCGTACCATTCTCTTACCCTGTTGATTGTCATTGACACCTTTGCATTAAGCGGTAAATGCCGATATTGTTCAAGTACGTATTTCTCAGGCATATCAAACACACTCCTTACTCAAATCGAATAAAGTCTTGTCCGTAGATCTCGTTGCATTGTTCAAAGACATGACGCATTCCAAGCCCCTTATCGCTTGGCACCCATATCTTTTCAGGATTCCAATGCTTCCATGCGCCATCATAAGCAGGAAGATCAGGATCATAATCGGGATTATCTATGTATTGTCCGCCATTCATGCAGTATTCGTACTGCTTCGGATGAGTCTTCTTCAGCTTTTGAAATTTTGTTTCACCTTCCTCCAAGTGCGCTGAGAATCCACAGAAGATACATCCTGTTCTCTCGTATCCAGTGCATTTAAGATGCCCGTTATCGAAAAGCGGAATATACTCCATTCCGTTCTCGTCCACCATTACAATGTCGCCGTATACGCTTGCAATCTTCAGATCATTAATCCGTATGTACTCCAACACATCCTGCTCGAGCCAAAAAGCCATAGGTTGGCTGATCTTTCTTGCACTGTCAAATGCATTGCATCCGTTCTGCAACCACTTTTGCTCACGCAACCTGCTCTCTGCAGCGAGATTCCCTATGAACGGTTTTTTATTTGTCTTGTGTTCATAATCTTTGAACGGCCTTTTTTTCATTACGTTGCAACACATACCGCTGATCCGGAAATCTGTTTCCTGGCAGAGCCTCAGCCACTTGCTTTTGTTGTATGTGCTTGGTTTATCACCATTCATCCTTGTTCCCATCAGCTCGTCGCGCTTCTGCCGAATCCACTTCAAGTCTTCATGCCTTCGCGACTGCTCAATAGCCTGTGCCGTTTCTTTGCCAATAATCGGATATCCGTACTCAGTAAGTACTTCTTTGAAGCTTCTCTTTGGAACAATGATCTCAGCACCATTCTCCCTTACAAACCGCTGAATCTCCGGATACTCCAATCCGGTATTGCTGAACACAATCGGCACATCCGGATAAACACTGTGCACTAAGTCCGCCAAAACCGTGCTGTCTTTTCCTCCGGAGAACGAAACATATACTTGCCCGTCCCAATGCTCGTACCATTCACGGATTCTTCTCTGACTCAAAAGTATTTTTGCGCTCAATGGCAATGATTGTTTTTGTAACAACTCATACCTCTCGTGCATGATTTTTCCTCCATTCAGTAGTTCTGTTTGCATTTCTCTTATTACGTTTCGTGTTTTTTAAAGGCAAAGAAAAATCTCCGGTGCGAATTACCGCACCAGGAAACATTATTTGCCTTTTATTTCACTGCAACCTTCCAGATCACTTCTCCGGTGTTCCTGTCTACAACCGCAATATCGTAATCCATTGCGTTCAGAACAGTACCGAATCCGTACATCGTCATCTTCGGCCTGTTAATCAATCCCGATAGTCCGGACTGCCTTATCCCGATCCGATCAGCAACCTCAACCTGCGTGAGTTCGCGTTCTTTGATCGCTCTCTTCAGGATGTCGCTGCTCTCCTTTGCAGGAATCATATCGTATTTTTCTTTCCGTGTCATACAAACACCTCCACATTCTTTTCAGTTCGTAGTTACACATTATCACATAGTTGCAATAGTTGCAACCCCTTTTTTCTTTTTTCGGACTTTTTTAATTTTTGGGGTGCTGAGGGGGGTGATTGTGCCCCGCCGTCAGACTGGCTACATCCCCATGGGGTGGGTCGGATCCCGACCCAGCGGGACGAATTTGTCCCACACGGATCCGACAAAACAGGCGCAAGCGGTCGGCAGATCATGACAAGCGTTACAAAGTTGTCCAACGTTTTAAAAAGTATTATAAAAACCTTCCTATAAAAAACTTGAAAAAAGGCGTCAAAGTTCATGTACAATGATTGCAATATTGCGAGATTGTGATAAAATAGCATTGTAAGAAAGCACTTGAACGACCGACCCCGAACCTTGAAAAACGCATAACGCTTCAGCGTAAGAGCAAGACGCAATTGTATAGGGTGATTGCTAGCAAAGGAAGCAATTCCGGATAATGCAAGCGAAACAAGACACCGGGCTATGATTAATAAACTGAAGCGTAAAAACCTTTTGAAGTATGTACAATCCGCAAACCGCAAAAATACAGAAAGTGAGGAAAAGCACCATGACAACAAACGAAGCAATCAAGATTTACATTGAGGAAAGCAAGAAAGCAGCGGAAGCAAAGAAGTTAGCGGACAACGCAAAAAAGTTCCTTCTTTCAATTGCAGGGGACAACGACAGAATAACAACGGACGAATTTATCGTATACGTAAACAGAACTTTTCAAGACGTACTTGACACAAAAGCACTTTATAAAGACTTTCCGGACATCAAGGAAACATACGGAAAGCTTTCACCCCGTGTTTCTTTGGATCCACATACAATTGAGACGGAGAAAGAAAAAGCAATCTAAACAAAACAAGCGGTTTGCGGATTGTGCATACTTGCACAAAGAAATGAAAGTGAGGAAAACGACCATGACAAACACAGAAAAAGCCGTAAAGGGAATACTGGCAGAAATCGATTCTTATAAGCGTGACAGGCTCGCCCATGATCTTAGGGTTTGCGTAAGCAAGGGAAACAAGAAAATCGGAAGGACGTTGAACGTCTCGCTCCCCCCCGTTATTACGTGTGCGAACTGCTCCGGATGTAAGGAACTTTGCTACGATATTAAAGCCGTTCTGCAATATGAAAACGTCCGGAAGGCTCGAGCAAGAAATTATGTTATCTTTAAAGAAAACCCGGAAAATTATTTCAATCAAATCCGTTCCGTTATCAAAAGCAGAAGGACAAATAAATTTTTCCGTTGGCACGTAGCTGGAGACATTCCGAACTATAATTATCTCGTTGAAATGATTAAAATCGCAAAGGAAAACCCGGATTTCAAATTTTGGACATATACAAAAAATTACGGGTTGGTAAACCTTTATTGCATGGAAAACGGGGGCAAGGGATCCATTCCGGAAAACCTTTCAATCATGTTTTCCGAATGGAGAGGGATGCCCATGACGAACCCGTTCGGGTTCCCCGAGTTCCGGGTCGTCTTTAAAGACGAACAAAAACCGGAAGGCGTGAAATGGTGCAACGGGAATTGTGATCACTGTATCCGGAGCAATTCCCATTGTGTAAAGGGTGAAACCGTTTACTGCATGGAACACTAAAACAACGGGGGGCGGATCCGCTCCGCCCCCGTCAAAAGGAGGGAAAAAGGGTGTACTACTGGAATACAGATACAGACAAGCTTGTAACGGAAAATGAAATCAGTTTATCGTATGCATTGTTTGGTGAAGGATACACATTCCCCGAATATATAAACGCTTCCCTTCACGGATCCATTCGCACAATGGAAAGCCACATAAACAAGCTTGAAAGAGAACTAAACAGATATACCGATTTCCTTGAACCGGAAGAAATCCGGGAAAAAAAAGAAGAAATACACTTCCTCAAGAAAATGTATTTGGAAGTATGAAAGGAGAATAAAAAATGGGTCAGTTCAGTTGGTTAGATTGCAAGGATGGAAGTCAGATTTTTAGCGGTGCATATGGTGATACGTTCATGCCCATTCCGAAGCGTTTCGGTGGCGGACATTATGAAACCCATTACTACGACGGATACGGACACATCGGAAGCGCTGATGTGTACGCAGTTGTCGCCCGCTGGAATTGCCCGAAGGAATGCAACGGAAACGAAGAACATGACAGACTGATCGGGATCCGCATTGCGTGCTATGATGAAGACAACGCAAAATTAAAATACCCGATCAAAATAACCCACGACCCCCTCGCAGTTTATGAAGATTGCAAGCCTTCCCTTTCCGACCCGTGGCAAGGGTGGCCAATGGACGAAGACGAAGAAGAACTAGAAGAAACCATTTCAGACGAACCGGAAGAATACGGAGCGGATTGATTCCGCTCCCATCCTTCCATCTGCAGCACTGGCAAAAGATCTGCACAGGCTTTAATGAAAAGGAGCTGATACCATGATCCCCGTGATCTTCATAAATTGCCGAAAAGTTCCATTCCTCCGGTGGATCCTGAGCGGAGGGAAGAAGTACGAAACAAGAACCAAAAACACGCTGGAGCGGTTTATCGGAAAGCAAGTTCTCCTCGCCGAAACCGGAAACGGGAAACCGATGATCCGATGCCTCGCAACGATTACGGATGTCATAGATGTTCGTTCGCAGGAAGAATGGGATTTCCTGCAAGAAGAGCACTGCGTCCCGATAGATTCCGAGTATTATTGGAAACCAGGGCTGACCTCCGTCAAATGGCTCTACAAGCTCGAGGATGTCCGCCCTGTAGATCCGTTCCGCCTCTCCTCCTCCGCCCGCCGTCATGGCAGGATATGGGCGGAATGCACGCAGGAATTCTCTGCTTGACAATTACGTTAACTAGTATATAATAGTTAGTGAAAAGGATGACCTATCGACCTAACGGGGAGGAAGGAACACCGCTATGACGATCAAAGATTTCACCTTCAATGCTGACCGCACGTTCACCCTCGTTGACGAATCCGGGAATACCATTTCCCTTCCCTCCTTCCTCGCAGGAGCGATGAAGGAACAGATGCTGAAGCAGGATGTCCGGGATGCCATCCGCTACGCAATGGAAGACGCTGACGGCGACGACATCGCCCTCGGTTCCCTCGAAATCGAGGAGGACGAATTCCTCGAGGAAGTGTTCTACAAGTTCGAGGAAGACATCGAGCACGGAATCCTCCCCTCCGATGACGACATCCGGGACGCAGTTCTCGATGTTGCCTCCTCCTACGGGATCCTGTACGCTGACAACTAACAAATACCGCTGACCTATCGGCACGACGGGGAGAAAGGAACCGCCCATGAAGTTCATCGATCTGAACGACGACAAGCCTTATACCCTTCCGGATCTTCACAATGATTGGGTGCAGTTCCGGGAGGAAGATCCGGAAAACCATGCACCGGATTTCAAGACAGAGCTTTTTGAGATCCTAATGGCAGCCGTCAACGGAAGGAACGATCTCGAAATCGTAGGTCTTACCGCTCATGAAATCAGCGACTACATTATTTCTCTCCGCTCCAAAGTTATGAATGAAAGGATGGTATAAACTCATGAAGATCTCAGATGTTAAATGCTACTACACAGGCGGAGGAATCTACATCTACTCTGCTAAGTACGGAGACTCCGCTTTCCTGTACGGATCCTTTGATCAATACATTTCCTGCTACAGTGCCAGGGGCGAAGTCCTTCAGCATGACGAAGATGTGTGCCAGTACTACGGATGGACGGAAGAAATGAACAAGTGCAGCCTATCCCTCGATGAAGCATACATTCCTCCGGAGAAGATCGAGTATCCTACATGGTTACAGATTCTCGATTCCCTTTCCTCCGCCATCAAACACGATCCCGGTATTGGAAGCACCCTCGTCCGCTACAATCCGAACCTCCACCTCCGCACTTGTGACAATTACAAACCTGCGGAGGAAGAAGATTCCCGCCCGATAAGTCTAATTGTAGACATCCTCGAAGCGTTTGAGTCCTTCCTCGAGGAGAAGGGAATCGATGTTCCGAACGATGAGAAGGACGATGACCCGGAAGCTTCCACCATCTACGGCTCCGACTATGGCAACCTCTGCGATGAGATCGAATCAATCCTCAAGTCCTACGGCATTGACAAGAACTCCGTTTCGTGATAACATATTGTCACAACGTAATGAAAGGATGATCTGAATGCATATCGTATCTTCCTCCTACCGGGTTCCCGGTGGATCCGTTTTCCCTCTGTACCTCGACCTTGCAAAACGTCCGCACCTGCTGATCGCTGGAGCAACCGGTTCCGGAAAGTCCGTGGTGCTGAACGGAATCATGCACTGCCTGCTCTGCTCCTCCTCCCCGTTTGAATGCCAGTTCACACTGATTGATCCGAAGAAGGTGGAGCTGATCGCCTACAAGGATCTACCGCACACTGTGCAGTACGCTTCCGAACCGGCGGACATGATCCGGGCATTGCAGGTATCCCTCGACATTACGGAAGATCGCTTCCGCAGGATGCAAGCTGACCGGGTGAAAGAGTACCAGGGCGGTCATCTGTACGTCATCATCGACGAGCTTGCCGACCTCATGACCGCTCAGAAGAAAGAAGCTCTTCCCCTGCTTCAGCGCCTCGCTCAGATCGGCAGGGCAGCAAGAGTTCATGTCATCGCCTGTACACAGAACGTACTTGCGGTCACCATCCCGACAGTGCTGAAGTGCAATTTCTCCACCATCCTCGGCCTCCGTACTGCAACCGCTCAACAGTCCCGGTATCTGATCGCCTCCGCCGGATGTGAACTTCTCCCCGATCCTAAGCGTGAAGGCAAGGGATACGCATTTCTCCGGGACGGAGCCGACCTTCAGAAGTATCAGATTCCGAAGTACGATGACGAAGAAATCGATGACCTCGTCCGCTATTGGACATCCGAAGAATGCATCGCAATTTGATCTTGACAGTTACGTTATCATCAGTATAATAATTAATGTAAACCATTCCAATTACGACCATTGAAAGTGAGGAAAAGACCATGACCAAAGCTGAACTGATTACCAAAACCATCGACCGGATCACGGATCCGTGGAACGATTGCCCCGAAGATTACATCTACGTTGATCCGATCAACCTCGAAACGGCGGAGGAGATCATCTGCCAGTGCCGTGAAGAGGACGTTGACTTTGACCAGGACGACCGGCTCCCGGCTGAAGTCACCCCGGAGATCATGATGGAAGCATTCAACTGCAACCTCCGGAAGAACCTCTACGAATACAAGATGAAGCAGAAAGAAACAGAAGAGAATCAAACCATGAAGACCGCCATTCAGATTGAATTCTTGGAAGTGGATCCCGGCAGGGAATACATCGTGAATGTTCCGGAAGAAAGCACGGCGGAGGATCTCGCATACATCATCCGCAATGAGCTTCACAAAGGCGGAACCGTCATGACCAACATCTACATTGACCACATCGTCAGCAGGGAGGGAAAGTAATCATGAACAAATCCATCCTCAACTATCTGAACCTGCACCTGCCAGAGCTTATCGACGGACAGAAACTCACGGCCTATGGCCATGTATATTGGCTGAACCACACGACATGGGAGATCTACTCCCACAGTACAGACGATGAGATTCTCGGATCCATCTCCGGGAATCTCGTGGCCAGGGTGAACGACAACTGTGAAGTAGTAGCAGCGAAGGAGGACTAAGCAATGAAAATCAAAGGAATGGATGTTAAGCTCACAGGCGACGGCACCTGCCGTCCGGAAACCCTCATCATCAACGGAGAAACCGCATCCGCAACGCTCTTCGACAATGCCCATGGTTACCATTGGAAGCCGTACGCATCGGGAAACATCCTGTATTACAGGACGGAGAGCGGAAAAGAGTATTCCATTCCGCAGAAGAAACTTGCAAGTGCAAAGGAGGCCTGAGCCATGACTATTAAAGAACTTGCTTTGGAACTGATCCTGAATGACAGGACAGGAGACTACTGCAACAGGAAGATCACTGCTGAAGAGGCAACTAGTTTCATTAGTTGGATGGATCCGGATGTTCTCGAATATCTGACCGAGGACATCACTCCGGAAGCTTTCATGGAAGCATGGAACGACATTGTAGAGGAGGAATAAACTATGGCAAGCGTTCTCTGTTGGATGCATCCCGTTCTCTATCGTTCCTCCGCCGGAATCCTGCATTGCAGGTTCTACACATCCGACGGAAAGCTCCACGACCGGCAGTGCAAATGGAGCCGGAAGTACAACACTTGGGTGTTCCGGTTCAGATGCACAACATGGATTGCCACAAGAACACCGGCAGCCATCATCTGCTAACAACAGACATTAAGAAAGCGAGGACAAAACTATGAAGTACATTGTTGAAAACTATCTGACCGAGGAAATCATCAAAATATTCGATACTGAAGAAGACAGAAAGCAATGGCTGAAAGACAATGTTAACCGCTATAGTGATGGCGGATACCTTGATGACGGAACAAAAATATCCATTTATGAAACGGACCGCTGACCTTGACACCCGGGAGCCGGTTGCAGGCTCTCGTAGCCAGGGCCAGGATCCTGGAGAAAGTGAGGAAACACCATGAACAAGCAACGCACACTGATACGTCAGGAACTTTCAGAGTCGCTCCTCCGATGCATGGTCGAAATCGTCTGCTTCGCCGGAGACTTGGAGTCCGTAGGTGAGACAAGACTTCCGGATGCTGTCCGCTCACTGGCCGGACAAATCGAAAACCTCGTGCTGAACATGCGAAAAGGAGGCAAGTACCATGGCTAAACAGAAAAAGATCCTCGACATTGACGAAGGCGGTTCCCATCTGATCTGCATCCGCCTTTCTGATCCGAAAGAATTCAACCCGTACAGGATCTACCTCGTCATCTCCGCAACAGGCGCACCGATCCGGAAACGTCTGCTCGAAAAGTACGGAGACTTCCCTTCCGTCCTGTGCTTCATCAAGGACTTTTATCTTGAAGGAGTCAACACCATGTGCTATACTGATATCGTTGATTGGATCCGTTCGCACACCATCTGACACCGACACACCGCACCTCCGCCGGGGATGCGGTAGCCGATGCCAGGTCATGGTCATCGGAACCTCACTTTCGCCCGCTCGGTTTGGTCGCCGAGCGGGTTTTTTGTTGTTCAGCACAAGATATTGTGGTCTGTCCTCGATTTCAAATACGCTCGTTTGTGACACGCTTGTCCGTTCTCTATCACGCATCGTCATATTCCATCGTAATTATTTCATTTCTCATGTCAAAATCTTATTGCCAATTACCCCCGTTTGTGATAAACTATAGCCACATGAAAGGAGGCTGATGCCTTGTGAAAATCGGTTATGCTCGTGTCTCTACCCAGGATCAGAACCTTGACAGGCAGTTGGACAATCTCACAGCAGCCGGATGCGAACGGATCTTTAACGAGAAGATGACCGGCACAAAGTCCGACCGACCGGAACTGAAGACAATGATGCTGACTCTCCGTCCGGGTGATACTCTTATCATCGATTCGTTCTCCCGTCTCAGCCGGTCCACGAAAGACCTGCTCGACATTGTCGAAAAGCTGACCGCCATGAACGTCCATCTCGTTTCGCTCAAAGAGAACCTCGACACCACGACCGCAACCGGCAAGATGATGCTGACCATGCTCTCCGCCCTAAGTCAATTCGAACGTGACCTGATAGCCGAGAGAACCAGGGACGGACTCAAGGCAGCTCGATCCCGTGGTCGTTGCGGTGGTCGCCCCCGTGTCGGATCAGACAAAGACAGGAAGCAAGCACTGGCTATGTACCATGCGAATGCTATGAGCAACTCCGAGATCGCAGAACGTTTCGGTGTATCCTTATCCACGCTGAACCGGTGGATCCGTTCCGAAAAGCAGGGTTAATCCCTGCTCTTTTTTTATGCCATTCTCCGCTTCATCCGGATCAGCACCGGCCAGTCCTCTTCTTCCCACTTTGTTTTTCACATAGTCAAAAGCAACCCGTCACGTCGTAAGGTATATATATATTTTTTTATGGGACAATATATATATTTATGGGACAAAAGAAAAAGGTATGCTTGTATGCATACCTTCGTTGTGTCACTCGTCATCGTCCGGAATAGATTCGATGAGTCGTTTCCGTGCATCATCTGCGTTGAGATCCTGTAGCGGATTGTTGGGTGTTACTACGATCTGTTGCGTATCAGAATAGTTGTACCAGTTCTTACCCATGAAGCAACCTGTGCCAGGATTCAGCTTGTTCGACAACATAAGATCTGCCCATGTTTCCTCAAGAATGCTCATAGCTTTTTTTATGATGTCAGAGTGAGTTCCAACTCGGTACTCCCCGTTTTTCCATGTGTTCAGCGTTTCACGGGTTATGCCCAACCAATTACACATACCAACGACCTGAGGCCTACGGTCATTATCAATACAATGTTGAAAGTATGCACCTATTCTCTGCTCCACCTGCTTTGGGTCGGATATATCAATCGGCGGAAGGTTCCACGAAACGAGCGCATTACGAACGAATCTCGACATCTCGCCCGGTTCAGAATCATTTGAGTCTGCCGAAAGGTCACGCATCCATTTTGCACCACGTTTTCCCTTTGCAATCTCGGTTACCTGTTCATCGGATAGCATGGTTTCGTTTTTCTTTGCCACGCAAATCACTTCCCTTCGTGTTAACTATACCACGTTTCGCATTTAAACGCCACTTTTACGGCTTCCACGTTCTCGATGGGGATTTATTC